GAGAGCGTTTGGCACCGCATGTTTCACCAAGCCTATAAAAAGGGCACCGAGGAAGAAGGCCATGAGCTCTGGCCCGAGGTTTGGCCGCACAATCGCCTACAAAGTCAGAAGAAGCTCATCGGAAGCTGGGCATTCTCCTCCGAATTCATGAATGAGCCCATTCCAAGCGACGGAAATCGCTTCAATCCCTCACATTTTAAGTTTTTCACCGACGAGGACCTGAAGGGCAAGAGTTTTGGTCGCTACATCGCCATAGACCCTTCCTTCAGTGAGAAATCCACCTCCGACTACGGTGTAATTATCGAGATACTCCACGACAACGAAGATAACATCTATGTAGACAAGTATTATCGCAAACAAGGAACCGCTGGATCACTAATCGAAGCATTCAAATCCATCTTTCGCTTAAAACGAACAGAAATCATGGGTGTAGGCGTGGAAGCTAACGGCCCCCAAAAGTTTTTCTACGAACAACTCTCAAATGAGTGTGTACAGGCAGGGCTATACCCGCCCTTCCAACAACTAAAGGGCATGATTAGCACATCGAAGGGCAAGATGACCAAGAAAGAAGATAGGGTGACCTATGGACTCCAACCCCGCATTGAAGCGGGCAAGATTTTCTTCCGACCCGAACAACACGAACTACAAAACGAACTCACACTCTACCCTGAAACAAAAAATGACGATGTTGTGGACGCGTTAGCCTACGCAGTCGCCATGATACCAGAACTCATGACTTATGAGAGTCGCGGATCATTTTCCTTTGAAAATGAGGTTGCAACTCCCAATTACTCACAAGGACTCACAGGATACGGACTCTAATGGCAAAAAAGAAGAAGATACTCAAAGCAACTAACCCCATCGGCAAGCCCCCAGCGGAAGGTTCCATTAAGATCAGTCAAAAGGACCCTGATGAGGTACTCTTTAGCAAGCTAAACACCATGATTGAGGACTCTAAGAACAATCGGGGCAGTTGGCTGCAAAATCAAGAGTTCTGGCACAAACTCCGCATGAGGATACGAAAGGAAAAGACCTTTCCATTCGAAGGGGCTAGTAACTTGCGTCTGCCCACGATTGAGAAGTACATTCGTAAGATTAAGGCGGGACTCTTCACCCTCTTCTGGGGGCAAACCCCCAAAGCGGTGGTTATCCCTGAACCTACCGGAAATCAAGACGCTGCCATGAAGTTAGAGTATTACATAGACTACCTTTTTGAGAAAGTGATTAAGTTTTCCAAACCCCTCATCATCTTAATTGACAGAATGCTAGAGAAGGGCTTCTCATTCGCCGAGGTCATGTGGCGAATGGAGGACGAAGAACAAGACTTAGAGATTAACCTGGACTCTATGCCAGAGCAGCTTGTCTCTCTTGTATTCTCCGCTGAGGAGCCCGACCAGCTAATTCCAGCCATAGCTCGCATGTTTGAGATAGATATGAGCGAGTCTGTGCGGGATGAGAACACCGAAGCCATCGAGGAAGCCATCATAGCCCTCCAAGCGGGCGATAAGAAGGTTAAGATTACCGTTAGGGATGAAACCTACAATAATGTAGAGATTAAGGTGCATGACCCTGAATTTGTCTATGTACCCGTAGACTCTGAGATTCATCCTAAGGATGCTCGCTTCATTGCCATCGAGTTCTACGAACCCTGGGACGTTATTAAGAAAAAGGCGGGCAAACATTACCTAAAAGAGGTAATAGACGAGATAGATACGTTTAAAGACCTCCCCCTTCAAAATACAGTCCCAAGTCAGGGTAAGAGTGCCCTAAATGATATTAACCACACCACAAATATTACTCAAGACCTTCGTGAGGGCATAGAACGCATTAACAACGCATCTCGCTCGGTTAAGCTATTTAGAATGTATGCCTGGTACGATTTAGATGGAGACGGGCGGGAAGAACGCAATGTTTTCATCATAGCTCCAGAATGGAAGAAGGTCATAGCCAAGTTTCCCTATCCTCATGACCTGAAGCGTTGGCCCGTTGCCAGAGCGGATGCAGAGCTCACAGATAACCGCTGGTTTAGCCCCAGAGGTGTACCAGAGTTACTAGACGACATTGCCCGCGAGATAGACACACAACATAATCAGAAAATTGATCAGCAGACTATCCGCAATGTTCCCATGTTTAAGTTCCGTTCTGGGCTAGTAAATCCGAAGTTGGTCAAGTTTATCCCAGGCCAAGGCATTCCGGTCCCCGGCACAGTCCCCCTAAATGACGCAGTTGACATCATGCGTAATGAGTCCACCGCCGCAGAGTTTAGCTACCGAGACGAGGAAATGTTACTTAAGACTGAGGTTCAGGAGTTGCTCGGTCAAGTAGACTACTCCCTTCAGTCCCAAATTAATCGCCGTGAGCCCCGCACCGCCACTGAGTCCAGCCAACAGCAACAGTCAGCTAACACTGTGTTTGGCTTAGACGTTGCTACCTTCTCCGACTTCATGAGTGAGCTGATGGACTTAGTGCTAGGCTTAACTCAGCAATATTTACCCGAAGAGGTCTACTTCAATGTTGTGGGTGAACAAGCTCAAGTTAGGCTTACTCGTGAGGAAATACAGGGAGGCTACACAACCCGCATTAGGGGCACAGACTTCACCACTAGCCCCGCAGCCAGAGTCAACAACGAACTAAACCGCATCATGTTCTTAACCCAGAATCCTGTGTTCCTACAGGCGGGAATACTAACGCCCCAAAACTTGTTTGTGTTAGCAAAACGCTATCTACAAGTTAGTGGCGATATGTCATGGCAACAAGCCATTACACCGCCTCAACCACAACCGCAGGGACCACCGCCCGCAGCGGTAACCATCCCTCCTAACTTTGATTCATTAACAGACGCAGAAAAAAGTCAGGTGCTACAGTCGGCAGGAGTAAACCCCGACATGGAAGGTAGAGCCTTAAATAAGCAGCAAGAGATAGCCGCAGAAATGGAGTCCAGTAATGGAACAGGAAAAGGATAGGGACGTAGAGAATTTCATAAGCGAGGCCAATGAGGTAGACATCATGACGGGGACAAAGGGTTGGGACATTATGCGTCGTGATATAGCCGAATACATGCGTAACTCTAACCGTTTGTGGATGACGATGGACCAAAGCTCCCCTCAATTTGAGGAGCTACGCATTAGGACCCTAGCCTGTCACATGCTCATGTCTATGGTTCAGGACTACAAAACTAACCGAGTCAAGATGATGGACTTTTACCTGAAGGTAAAGCTACCCGAATATTTCATACCTTTTGATGTAGATAACGAAACACCATTAACGGAGGATTAGCAATGGCAAATTCAAACAGAAATAGGAATAGACAAGAAAGTCAACCTGCTTATGTCAAGGTTGTCAAGAAGATAACTGATTTTGTTCAAAAACCAGTTGTAACTGAAGATAAGCACACAAGAGGAGATAAAGATGCCGTTAGCAAAAAGTAATAAGCCGGGACCGAGCAAACGTGACATGAAAGCTGAATCGTTCATGCCGCCCAAAGGATCAAACTGGGGAGAGGCAGAACGTGGTCAGATTTCTAACAAAGGTGCAAAAATTAACCCCATGGCACCCACAAGGACTAACAATCGTGGCAACGAGTCGAAAATCACCTCGTAAAAGGAGAACTGCAAGGGCGAAGCGTATGGCTAAACCCATACCTACCCCTTCAGTGATCTTTGAAAAAAAAGAGCCAGGGGTGCTCCGTAAACTTGAAGCTAGCACCAAAGATCACAAGGGAAACACAGTCAAACGCACATCTGAGGGCTACAAGATACGTAAACAACCTAAGAACTACGTAAAAGTTTTAGTGAGACCAGATGACCCAAGCAAAACAGAACAAAGGGCTAATCTGAGCCTCAAAGTAGCGGACTTATCAAAGTTCGCATTTCGTACACAGTCAGAACACGCTGCTTGAAGCTAAAGCTCTGACAATAGAAGGGTACACACAATGCCAGAAGAAGAAAAGGAGCAGACTCAGGAAGAAACACAAACTGAGGAAACTCCGCAAGAGGAGACGCAAACAAATCCTGAAGAGACCCAGGAGGACGACTCGTCTCAGTCCGAAGAGGAATCAACTCCCTCGTCCCCGCAACAGGACGCAAAAGAAGGTGCAGAAGCTGAACCAGAGCCAAAGATGCCACCTGAGAAGAACATCCAAGGTGAGGTATCTCGTCGCATTCGTGAAGAGATTGCCCCAATGATTCAGCAAACAGTTAGGGAGGTCATGCAGTCAACGAGTAATGGAACTGACCAATCGCAACAGCCTTCTCAAAAAAAGTACACTATGGAGGATCTGGATTACATTGAACAGAATCATCCAGAATATGTACAGTGGGCTAAGAACGAAAGGATCAAGCTGATTAAAGAAGAGGCTAAGAATGAGGCGTTGCAAGCCTTAAAGTCTGAGTCTGAGAAAACTCAGGCCCAAACACGCCAACAACAAGCCCTTCAACAAGTAGCTGTTGACTACCCCCAGCTATTTGATAAGTCCACTAACCAGTGGAATCAGCAAGACCCTCTCTATCAAGGTGCAGTCCAACTATATAACAGTGAGAAACGCTTACAAGATTTTGGTTATGAAGGTTTCGCTGTTGCGGTTGATCGTACCTTTGCTCGCATGGCTCGTGACGGAACAGTAAAGCTACAACAACAAAAGAACAAGCTAACTGCTAAAGAAAGGAAACTCCAAAAACAGTCTCTTGGTGCAATGAGCGGTGGAACACAAGCCGCCACCTCGTCCGCATCACCCAAGGGTTCGGATAAATCCAAACAGTTGGAGAAGTTAATGGATGAGTACAAGGTGACTAGATCCCCTGATACATTCGCTAAGATACTTAAAGTCAAAGGAGGAATCTTTTAGTTAGCAGTAAAGGAAAAAGCAATGGCTGTATTAACACGTTACGCAACGACTGCTGGTGCCCGAGAGGATGTGTTGGACCTTATTTCCCAACTCACCCCTGAGGACACAGCTATCTTCAGTCGCTTGGGTATCTCAACCGCACGTTCGGCAATCCATAACTGGCTTACCGACACGATTGCGTCCTCGACTGCCACTGGTGGTGCGACTGTTGAAGGTGCGACTGCTGTATCTCGCACACTCTCTGACCGCTCCCGCCTGACCAACTATACACAGATTACAACTGAGTCCATTGACGTATCCGGTACTCAAGAGTCAACGTCTATGTATGGTGTGGACAGCGAATACGCATATCGCCTTGAAAAAGGAATGAAGCGTTGGAAGATCATGGTAGACACGATTCTTATTACGTCTACTTCGGCTTCTGGTACCTCATCTGTCGCCCGTCAGCTTACGGGTATTCTGGACGCTATCAACACGAATACCGCTACAGGTTCGGCTGGAGCTTCGGCTCTGACTGAAACCAACTTTAATGACCTTCTCCAGACGGTCTTTGAAGCTGGTGGTAATCCCAACATCGCATTCCCTAACGGATTTCAAAAGAGACGAATTTCACAGTTCGCCACTTCCAATGTCCGTTATCAGGAACCCGGTGCGGCTGGTCGTGTTCAGAACTTTGTGTC